GTGTACATCAATTCATTGAGATTGCGAAACGGTTGCCTTCTCGTAAGTTTTTAGCTGTCCGCCCATATTATGGAGAGTTATGGGTTCCACCTTCTCCATCGAATATTGAATGGGTTCCGTTTGATGATGATATTCGAACAATCTTGAAACGAACACGTATCCTTCTCTTTCCGTCCAAATATGAGAGTTTTGGAAGGATCGCTGTTGAAGCCATGTACAATGGAATTCCAGTCATTTATTCCAAACCAGGACCTGTTGTAAACGTTAATACAGTGGGTAGTACTGAAGGAGTTGAAGAATGGATTGTTCCTGCAGGTATTGGGTGCTCTCGTGATATTCCTGAAGAATGGATCGCTGCAATTGAATCCCTAGACGATCCGGATGCATATTCTGCACGTCAAGTTCAAGTGAAAAACCACATTCAAGAGATGAATATCTTTTCAGAGGGAACACGTATCGCTAACATGGTTGAAGAGTTTCAACGACAACATCCTGTACAGATTGTTCAACAGACGGCACCGAATCCTTCGGTCCGGAAGGATCCTGCGGAACTTGCTGTACCGCGCCCCCCTCAAGCGGCTGCCCGGATCGGATTTTCGAGTGGGCGGCTGAGGATACAGCGGTAAGTTTATCCATGATAGCTCGTCCACTTGCACATCGTTCTTCTTGTTCTGGTTCATGATGTGGTTTTTTAGGAACAGGTACAATGTATTTCTCTCCAGAGACAGTAGGTCTAGTCAAAAGAGCATCCACTGCAGCTTCAACAGAACCATACTCGTTCAATGAAATCTCAGCCTGTTCAAGTGTACATCCGGCAAGCGATTGAATCATATCGACGTCTGTCATTTTTTGTATAGTCTACAATAAGTACGTGAATATGCGTTTTATTGAATCTCTCTGCCCCCCTGCGCTTCTTTATCTGATTTTCTTAGTGGTTCAGCTTGGATTAGATCTGACACTGGGATTATGGTTTACATTTGCGATTAAACTTGTACTTGGCCTTGCAGTCGTCAAGGTTTTGGATACATTCTGCGGAATTGGGTTGACACCTGTTTCATGGGTTCTCATCGCAACACCGTTTGTAATTACAGCCCTAGCGACTGCGATTTCAATGGGTACAAACTTTGATAACTACATGATTCTTCAATTTCAACCTGGAGACGTCAAGGAAACCTTTACAGGTAACTCAAATGGAATTCGTCAACCCAACCCACCTGAAGCAGGTGGTCCTCCAGAACCTGGAATCACTCCGGCAACACGGTCATGGACTGAAGGTTCAATGGGAAATCCATGGGGAGCAGACTCAAGCTCAGACTGGGCTCGTTCAGCGTCCGATCGAAACGGCGTCGCTCTAACAACTGCTGTAAATTCACAATTGACTCTTCGTCACTCCGCCTAAAAACGAAAACCCGTCCATCCAGCGAAGTTAGCTCTCAAAACAAATGTGTCTAATTCGCTTCTTTAATGCTTTGAACCGTTACGCTGATGGAGGCTTTATCCGTCGCAAATATCTCTTATCCGATTATGATGAATATCATGAGTCCATGCAATATGTACCCGAAGACTCAATTTATGTAGAAGAATGGGTGAAAGGAAACGAAGTTCGTCGTCGTCTCCTCTACGAGGGTGACCGAATCACTCAGTTCACAGGCAATCCGTTCGCACGTGTTAAAACTCCATGGACTTGGATCGGTGATGACTCTACAGGTGTAGACATTACCTCTGCAGTCAACCGATACATGATGGTTGGAAACCGAATTGAACTCGACCTTCTCTTCCGATTTCTACGCATACACAATGACCTAAAGATTGTCTATCAAGATGCGTCGTCTGGAGTGGACGTCGTGTTTCCTAACGAGGGAATAAGAATCGTAGCAGATGAATCCGTTTAAGGCCGCCGACCGATTCATTGTGTTACGAGACATGTGTATGCCTCAAACCATGATAGCTAGATTTCAACGAATCAACGAGATGATTATCATGCCGTTGATTGCGCTGTTCATGTTTTTCAATTCCTTTGACATATTCACCTTTGCTTCAACTGGAGTATCAGCCTACCGAGCTTGGATGGAGTGGATTGAGTTCACAGATTTATCCTTCAGAATGCAGACGATGCGACTGCGTATGGCTCAAGTCGGTGGACCGTTTATCACAACGAATGATGCTAAGTATATGCCGTACGTATGGGCAGATGCAGTGGTTCGTTATGAAGGTTGAGAACCTGCATAAACAAGTCCTCGTATAGCACCTCCGGGCGCTGAAGCTCCAACCGACTCTCCTTCAAAGGATGTAAAAATACGACTTCCAGCCTCACCTGCACCTCCGGTTCCACCGCCACCACGGCTGCGGTACTTGCGTGAGCCGCGTGAGCGACGTGAGCCACGCTTTCTACCACCATACGCTGCATAGGTACCTGCAGCACTTTGAGTATAGTTACTTGCATTGGTATTTGCAGAGGATCCAGATACGCCTACGGCTCTGAAATCAGCACCTGCTGGTTGTCCATTGGCTCCAGTGATCGCACCTGTAAAACTAGCCGGTGCAAATCCACCACGACGAGTGCGACGAGACTGTTTCCTAGATTTCTTTGATTTCTTTAGTTTACGACTACGACGTCCAGCTCCACATTTAGTATCAGCCATTTACATCTTCACGCGAAAAGACTCCAACACTCCCGGGGATGTCGTCGTAATATTCATATCCGCGAACCAGCGTTCCTACGGGCGCGTCTGCGATTGTGAACAATGCAGTTAGGTCTGGCTGATGAAATAGACGCAGAAGCTCAGCAATCCACTCTTGACGCTGTTTCCAATTGGCTAATAGATGTACGACGGTTCCATTCATGGCCCATAGATCATTAATGATAAACACTGTAGGCGAGAGTCGTGTTGTACGAAAGACTGTATCACAGCAGATTCGTTCATCCATGACTAACCCCAATTCTTCTTGATGTCCTCCTTTTTCATCGATACTGATTGCAACAAACTCATTACTCGAGGGTCTTTGGGTCAACAGCAACCAACCAGGCAGGCCGTTCAGCTGCGGAACTCGGTGCTTTTCCGAGCTCGGTTCGCCCTTCTTCACTAGGGGCTTCCATGGGTATAGGCGCCGGATACGTGGGTACATTGATTTCCTGTTTTACCTCCGGTCGCTGTGTGAAAGACGGTGGGCGTGTTTCTGGAGGGGCTTCCACAAATCGGACAGCCGGTGTAGGTTGAATGGGTGGGTACATCCAGCGAATCACGCCGAAGACGGATAAGTGAATCACGATTAACATGATTAAGGAAGACAGTGCAGTGGCTAGAATATCGTAGGCTTCCATTTGTTTTGCGACGGCCTTTTCTTACTATGGATTCCTACGCAGTTCAGCAAAAAACTGTGTTCCAGACGGAGTTTCTTCTTTCCATTGACGGGGCGACTTTGAATACTCGGTCACGGTTGCAAGTTCAGTAGAATAGACTCGTGAAACCACTCCACTCTTGAAGGGTCGTTCAGTCAATCGAAAAGGAGTACCGGGTTCAAAGCATTGATAGCGTTTGGAAGTCGTATCAATACGACCAAACCCTGTATACAAAAATTTAGTTTCATAGGATTGTCCTTTCAAAGAGGCCCATGAGGGCGGTCTTGCGGTTACATTAATCTCCATTCTCCACTGTATTCATCAAGACAAGCTCCTCTAAACTTGACGCATCTGCGAGAATATCCCTCATCTTGCGGGTCACTAGATGAAGTTTTGATTCAATGTCGGCCCATTCCTCGGGGTCATTTATAAAGACCGTTGCACGTCGAGTTCCATTTGGAAACTTTTCAATCAATTCAGAATCCTTCGCGTCCAAGAGATGCATGTACACTCGTAATTGAATCTCATCGTAGACCGGAACGGTTTTCCAATAGGTTGTGCGATCTTTTGAATCGACCACTCGGTTTTGTTCTGCAACAAATCCATCGGTTCGTCCAACTAAAGTGAAGTCATCTTTTTCCATTCGAAGCATTCGTGTATTGCGTTCAGTGACAACGACCTTACGTTCAGATTCATAGATATTCAGAATTGAATCTTCATTTTGAAGACCACGCTTCTTCGCTACTTCTCCACGGGCATCTGCGAGAAGTTGTGTCGCCATTTCAGCCGTCATATTGGGTGTACGGTCTACCACCTTCTTACATGCAGCTTCCACTGCATTGAGACTTGCTGCAACCGAAGGAGCTGCCGCGACTTGAGCTGCCGCTACCTTTTGGGCTTCTGCAGCTTGAACCACTGCAAGTTCTGCAGCCTTTTTTTCTTCCTCTGAAACCTCAATTCCAGCGGCTTTCTTCATATCGAGTTCATGACTACGCTTCTCGGCCTCGACTAATACTTTTGCAGCCGCTAGTTCGACTGCAGTTGCTTTATCTGCGACCTTACAGTTATCAAGTGCAGTGAATACACTGTTTTGAATATCTCGGTCCTTGAGAAATGTACCCTTGAAATTCTTGGTAGGCTTACGATTATACGTCTGTTCAATCGATTTGATGATTTCACCTGCATATGTGTCTTTCTTCAGAACCTCATACATGACTTGGTGAACAGGTTGATACGTGTGCCGTCCGATGGCTCCAGCAACTTGAGTGGCGGAAAAGCATGGTTTAAACATTTTGAGTAGTATGCTTTAATTTGATACTCCACAGATTCGTTTTAGGACGCAAAACTTCTCTGCATTTTGACAATCGCATCAATCCATCCGGGCATGCCGTTCAGCACGTTTGAAACCTGAAGTGTTGGTGCACACGGTGTTGTGTCCAATGAACCTTCGCAGAGTAACGTAACCGCTGCGATTAACAGTGCACGTTTACCCTTATCTGATGAAGACCATCGAAGAGAATGAATACGATACAGTACATCTGTATACTCACGAGCTGCAGGTGGAGTATTTTTCCGAATTGCATCCCAGAAGATCCAGACTGGATGAGTGCTATCACTTCCAGAGACGTATTCATCTTCGCGAGACGCAAACAATAGATTGGTCTTGGTCTGTTTCTTATGTTCACGACAGAATGCGAAGACCCAGGACATCCAATACAGTGCGCGCGTTAGATCACGTACATCGGACCGAATACAGTAACAGAACTCATTGATCGGAACCGCAGCCGGCATTGGGTCGTTCGGTTTTAATACTTGAGTTCCATAGAGTCGTGAAGGAGATTTCAAACTCTCCTGAATCGTCACCGGGTCAAAGTCATGATGCGGTTTGATTGTTGGAAGTGTTTGAAGCTTGTTCTTACGGCATAACGCTAAGGTTGCTGCGACTTCACAGACCATTTTTCGTACGTCCAAATTGTTACGAATGTGAGTCATGTTGTGAACACTATATCCAGCTTCAATAGGTGCATAGACTTCATAGGTCTTGGCTAGGTATAAGAACACATTAGGTTGAGCACGATTAATATGAAGTGCCGCGGCTTCGAACAATGCACTCCATAAACTATGTACAAGTCCAGAACAGAGGAATTCAAGTGTCCAGTAACATGCGTAATCGGCATGACCTAACTGAATCGTTTGAATTAACACTTTCCGCACGTGTGCACGTGGATGGCCGCAAAAGGTTGTTTTTTGAAAGTCAGTTACAGGGCGAGCATCGATAATCTCCATTACAGTTTTCATTTCTTTTCATTGCCCGTAGCTGACGCAGCCCACCGACTGAATGCACTAAAGAAAGCATTGGTATCTTCGGATGCAGCCGGGCGAACAGCCCCAGGAGTAGAGGATGTAGTGAAACTCTTTGTTGCTTGACGACCGACTGTGAACAGTAAGAAGATCAGCGCGAGAACAATGAATACGTTCAGTCCAACACTCAACCATCTTCCATAGTCATTTGCAAGTTGATGACTCTTTCGGTTGATGTTAATTTGATTACGAATGTCGCTAATCTGTTTAGAAAAGGTACCTACTGAATACTCCATATCATCCTTCACAGTGAGTAAGTTATCCTTTACACTGTTGACTAGATCCAACGTCTGTTGTTGTTGATTCATTTGTGCATTCAGAAACTGATATTCGTTGATAAACTCATTCACATCGCTTTCAATTTTACTTCGATGCATCGCTTGAACCACATCGGGAGTGTTTGTGAGTTCGAGATATCGTTGATTCGCAGTTTCTTGAGCTGCAGTACCTGCGGCCGCAACAACGTCACGTTCTGCTTCATCAATCTCAGCTTGACGGTCTACACGTGCATTTGTATCCTTTAATTCTCTATTGAATCGTGTCTGTTCAGCTGAATACCGAGAGTATGCGTCCGGGTCTTTGGTTTTCAAACTCTCAATTGTAAACGATGAATTATCATCTTTATCTCTTCCGACCGCAGGCTGTGCCCTGAGTTGAACCGTTGCACTCGGGTCTACTCGGTGTACACATCGTTGAGCTCCATCCACCATGCGAAGTTCGTATGCGGAAGGACACGACATCACACACGTCATAGGCACTGCACCGTAGACTGTTTCAGAAGGACATTTGAACTGTTGATTACCCATTATTTATTGGAAAGATAGATTGCTGCTGAGAACCCAACACATAAAGTGAAAAAGGCAACTCCATGTACGACTGAGGAAGGAAGCACTAGATACTCCAAACAAGCAATCACTACAAAAAACAGACAGATTTGCAGAATACGAAGGTTAACTGAATCCAGAGATTGAATGCTCAGACGAGCTGTTTCAATGTCCACATGAGGCTGTGTAGGTGGACGAAGAGGCTTGAGAACCTCAATCGCTTCTGCATACGCCATGGATACTTCATCGTGCGCTCTCACTCCATCATCGGTCGGAGGTGAGGAGGCCGCTTCACTGGCTTTGGCCTGATCCGATTGAATCGTTTTTGAAAGCATGATGAAATCTGTAAGAAAGCGTGACTGCTCTTCTACGAATGCAGTCAAATTGGATGACGTTGGAATCAGTTGAAGTCTTATAAAGTATCGGTTGTCCTGTGAAGACACACACTTTTCAACTCCTTGGTCCTGTATATATTTGAAGTCAGTAGGGCATGTAATACGACATGCGTCATTCAATGCAGCTTCAAAGCCCGATGGACAACTCATTACTTATTCGCAACAAACGGTCTTAGACCGGAAAAGAGAGTACTTACAACATTTGCATCTAAAGTTCCTCGTTGACTTTGTCCATTTCGAGCATACGGAATTTGGATGGATCTTGATGGATTGATAAACGGTGCAACTGTAGCAGACATTCGTACGAAGCGAGTATATTCAGATGCATCTACTCCACGCATATGACGGGCTGCTGGAGCACGTCCGGGTTCAAAGAAGGATTGTGAGACCGGCATTTTATTACTCATCAACAAGATAATGATAGGGTTACTCACTGCCCTCTTAGGTATACTCATTGCAATCGCAACGATTCATGTTCGCGAAGGTGTTGATACAACACTTGCACCGGATCCAAGTGGAGAAGCTTATTTCAACGCAGTTCCAACGGATTATCAAGAGTTAATGGATGCTTATTCACGTGTCTACCTCTTTTCAAAACAACCCAGTGGCTCTGAAGACGCACTAGTTTCAGTTCGTGAAGCCATCAATGAATATCATTCAAACATGCGAAACCAAGTCATTGAAAATCAGGCCTATATTCAGACCTTCTTAGATGAATATCAAGATGCAAACCCCGAACTGGATACACTTCATAAAAAGTCACAGCTTTTCAGGGATGAAGGCCCTAAGATAGCCGATGAGTTGGTAGCTTCGTCCAAAGAGGTACCTGTGTCCATTAATTACGGAGACCTCATTACACGAACCGTTGTACTAGGCTTGATTCTTGGAGCTGCATTGATGGTTAACGCGTTCTCGTCGTCATGAGTATGAGACTTATGGCCGCAGCAACAAAAAGAACTCCGAACAGTTTCAGTCCGGTTCCTTGTGTTGCATCCATCTGCTGTTCGATACGTCGAAGCGTTTCAAGTTTATCCGTACTGACTAAGAGTCCATTGTAATCGCGCTGGATTTCCATGATACGTCGAATCAGTTCTTGTTGTTGAGAGTCTGTTCCGGATCGCGCAGACAGTTCAAGCATTTTTGAAAGTGAATCACCCATGGCCTTTTTTGCAGCTGCGATCGCATCAATCTTAGATGTATCGTTACGAGCAATTGCATCTGCGACCAGATTTTCATAGATACGTTTTCGTGTTTGAAACTCTTGTTCTATCTCTTCCATGTTTCCAGCATGTGTAGGGTCCATTGTGACTAGGCAAGATTTACGTCCGCTACACAGTAACGATAATAGATACTCTTGCCGACCGTATCACTGTGACGGGTGATTTCAATGATATTTCCAGGTACTGCACCAATGAGACGAGCCTGAATGTCTTGAGAATCAATCCAAGGCATCTGGTCTTCAGGTTTCACAATACGATTCTTATCTAGGACCTCTTTCATCTCATCTGGAGAGAGAATGCGATGTGGGACAGACATTCGGTGAGTGCTGATGTCTATGAGAAGTTCACGAAGATGGAAGAACTGTAAACGTTCCTTGATAAACGTAGAACGAATGAGATTCATTAGGTTTCCGGAAGGTTTGGAAGCCGAGATAATGATCATACCATTCTTGTAATTGTTCTCAGCTGCAAAGGCGAGATAGGTGTTCACGTCGCGTTCTAACATCTTATCCTTCTTGCTAAAGAGGACTAGTACATCACCTATCGTATAGGCCAGTACATCCTTCAAACCCGTTTCAGATACAGGTTTAGTCTCTGTAGGTAACTTTCTACGTTCAAAGAGAGTACGAAGTGTTTCTAGAGCCTTGTCTTCCATTCTGCCCTTTCTAACTACGATGGAAAGAGTTCGTTTTTTATTGCCGGAGATAGAACAATGCTTCACTTCGTTGCTCTTTTTATAGGATTGGTTGCACTCTTCGCAGTATGGAAAGTTACAAGCGAACCCGAGAAGTTTCAACCTGAAATGATGGATCGTAGTCAATCTCAACGAACTCAGGAACTTGAACACTCTTCGTATGAACAGCGAACTAACCACACTCCACGAAACTCATTCGTTGAAGCCGTGAGTGGACTTGCAAGCCCATTCCGAGTAAACGCATATACAGCGGTGAGGTGAAGTAGTTTAATGAGCACAAAAGCCAAAATTCCAAAAGCTCTTCGCGAACAGGTATGGATGGTCAAGGTCGGTCATGTCTTTGACGGTAAATGCGCAATCGTATGGTGTACGAATCGAATGAACGTATTTGATTTTCAATGCGGTCACAACATACCAGAGTCCAAAGGTGGTTCGACTACGTTAGAGAACTTAATCCCTATCTGTTCACGCTGCAATGTGAGTATGGGAAATCAGTATACGATCGATGAATGGAATGCAAAGTTCTCATCAAGACGACCAAAAGGGTGGTTATGCAAGTTCTTCCGGTTGGCCTAACTTACGAAGACATCCACGATAAAATGAAATCAAATGAAGAACCTCCCATTCCTGGAGTTCTGCACATCCTTTCTTAAAGGACATCCAGAGTTTCAAACATGCAGGTAAGCACGTTATATAATCACCTGCCGCAAAACTACCTCGGATTAGAAGCCGTAACGGTTCAGAGGGTCTTGATTGAATCCAATTGTAATTGGTTACCATTTCGGTATAATCGCCGTAATACACCTCGAAGAGGTCACGATTGTCAAAGTACACTGCACTGAAAAGCTGTTCATCTGCATGTCCGTATCCAAGAGTAAGATAGTGTAGAAACTTTGCTTCAATTTCGTCACAAAACCGTTTCATGTAGTCGGCGCGTCCAGTAAAGAACCCGCTACACATACCACATCGGCCTGTTCTTAAGGCATTGAGTAATTGGTCCTGTGGAATGTAATCAATATAACAGGTTGAGAACTTGTCTCTAAATCCGGCAAATACACGAGGGAGCTCTTCCACGTTCTTAGGCCCCATTCGTTGAATACATAGGTTCAACCATGCAAAATGTGTTGATTTGAAAGGGTTTTTCTCCATTGCGATTTTTAACATTGCATAGCGAGCCATGCAGAGTAAGTAATAGGATGCAGTATTACGGTCATCTGGGTCTGGGTTCTTTGTACGGTTTTCTAAAATCTTACTTCGATACTTAGTCATCTCAAACTCATCAAAGGATAGAGTGATAAACTCTGTCTTAAGTAGAAGGTGACTAGGTCGAAGTGCCTTCAATGAGTCTAATACATTCGGTTCACAAAAGACTATGAGGTTCTGATCTAGATTCATCGTAGCCCTAGCATTCTCTAGGTAATGTCCTGCTGGACGAGCGCGAATACTCGGAGATGCATCCGGCATCTGAGTTAAATCAAAATATCCTGTTACAACTGACCACGACTTCATTACTGAGTTACAGACTGAATCAGTAAATGAATAAATGGCCTTTTACATTAATCTTGACCGACGAACTGACCGACGAATTGAAGCTGAGAAAGAGTTTGCAGACATGGGTTTGATGGTTGAACGCTTTCAGGCCATTGAGTACACACCTACTGCAATCGGGTGTAATCTATCTCATTTAGCTGTACTGAAACTTGCACGTGAACGAGGATATCCATCGGTAATGATTTTTGAAGACGACTTTCAATTCTTGGTTTCCAAAGAGGAATGGAACCGGTTGATTACATGCCTCCCTGAACAGTATGATGTAGTCATGCTAGGGTATAATAAAGTTCAACCAATGGAGTATAATGACATACTGAACCGTGTACAGGGAGCACAGACCACAAGTGGATACATCGTACATTCCCGTTTTTATGATACATTGATTGCACGATGGGAAGAAGGTGCACGATTGTTCATTGAACAGCCTCATATGGATTGGGTTTATATTTTGGATCAGTACTGGAAACCTCTACAACCAAATGCTCAATGGTTTGCATTTAAAACTCGTATTGGTAGACAGCGTCCAGGATTTAGCGATCTCGTGGGTCAGTACGTTGAATATGATTGTTAAGATTCCAATCTAAAAGAGAGGCAACTCTATTCATATATGTACATGCTTGCAGAAGGTAGTTCAGGTTCAGATACACCCTTGTTTGTTAGCTTGAACAAGAGTGTAGGCGGACATTCAGTCTTGTTCTTTCCAGAAAAAACAGTTGCCGAATGGTTCTTCAATAAAGGAATCGCAGAAAAGCCCTTGATTGAATGGTTCTGCAAAACGTTCATTCAACCTAATAAGGTCTTTTTAGATATCGGGGCTCACGTGGGTACCTATACACTTGAATGTGCTCCACATGCACTTCATACACATGCATTTGAATGTAATCCAAAGGTCTTCTGTTACTTAGCTGCAAATACAGCACTTCATCAGCTTGAATCAAAGGTTACAGTTCATTCATGCGCACTGGGTTCAGCTCCGGGAATACTTCCTTATTTCATTCGGTCAGAGGATGGTGGAGGCAATGGAATTCAAATTCTTAACGAATCGGACTCAAAACGACAGTCTATTCCAGTTGAAGTTCGAACACTGGATTCATTCAATCTAGAGAACATTGGATGCATCAAGATTGACGTTGAAGGATTTGAAAAAGATGTACTCATGGGTGCTCGTGAAACACTCCGTCGTAATGGATATCCGCCCTTTATTTTTGAAAGCTGGGGTGAATGGAAACAGGACGTGTCCCCTAGTTTACGCAGTGAACTGTTTGAGTATATCCGAAGTGAACTAGGGTATCAAATCATTGAACTCTCAGGTGCTCAAGATATGTTTTTAGCGTCTAGAATTGAATCGTCATGATCTGCTTTATACCAATCAAAACAGTCACTCATTAGAACCCAATAATTCACCTCCCATGTAATGCGTGGTAGATTGGCCATGTAAAGTTCGGTCTGTCGCTGATACGCTCTCTCAAACAGACTACGATAACCAATCATGAAACCACCACAATATCTCCAACAGATATTGTACCAGAGGTTGTGCACTCGATTAGACCAACATCCGGGAATTAGAATCTTGTCCTGGCGATAGGTTGAAAGTGAAAGTTCACGAATACGTTGAGCACACCGTTGTGGATCTTTGAAGATAGCAAAGACTGCAAAATCAATCCATGCTAAAAAGTCTGCATCTGTTCTGGTGGCTGTCTCCGATAGAAACTTGAGCTTCATGAGTTGAATCTGCATGTACTCTGCAGTGTCCTTCGTAGGATTACGTTCATATGGAAGAGTGAATAACCTATCTGAAAAAATAGGTTCTGTAGGGATAACGATTACGTTCGAATAAGAATGTTCCATAGTTAGACGACTGTCTATGTATGCAACAATCTGTACTCCTGTGTTAGCAAGTGTATCGAAGTGTTTGAAGTAATGATCAATGGGTCTAAACATGGGTCCAGGCGGAAGGACCAGTGCTGTAACAAACGTTACGGTCATTATGGAACATGGTTTTTCATCTTAAAGTAATAATGCCGGGATTACTTACCATCGAATTGGCGGGAGGACTTGGAAATCAGCTGTTTCAGCTTGCAGCCTTAATGAGCATTTCTAAACGAACCAAACGTACAGCGTATATTCAATCTCTTTCAAATCCATCTCCTCATACATCGGTATCGTATTTCGATACGGTGTTTCAATCCTATAAAACACTACACTCGACGATTCGGCCTCGTAATCATATCACCGAGAACGATGGAGTACAACTGCATTGGTCAATTCCAATCATCGGATCACCGATTGAATTACGTGGGTATTTCCAGGACTGGCGATACATTGACCCTGAATTCATCTTAACTCTGAGGTTTCCACAAGATCTAAGAACTAAGTATCCGGGAACTGAGAGTGCTATCTTTCTTCATATTCGAGGAGGTGATTACGTAGGCAATGCCTATCATGATGTAGGACTGGATGCCTATTATACACGTGCGATCGCACTCTTTCCGAATGCCCACTTCTTTCTTGTAACAAACGATTTGAACTATGCACTTAGTAAGTCGTTCATACAGGACATTCAATATACCGTGATTGACGAACCTGAACTTGAGACACTGTATTTAATGAGCCAGTGTGCAGGCGGCATTTGTGCAAACTCTAGCTTCTCATGGTGGGGTGCATTTCTGAATCCTCAACGAAAAATTGTTATGCCCGACAAGTGGTACCCACATTCGACACTCAATACAGAAGGGTATTACTTTCCCGGAGTTATCAAATGTCCAGTGTAGTCAGTGTTTTAACAACTGGAGGAGGAAGTGTCCCG